GTTTATTGACTTTAGTGAACGCAACCCATTCTCTGAGATTGACAGGTACTAATGTTCGGATCACAGTTTTACCACCAATCGCTGCGTAAATATGTTATCATGTTTGGTAACATGTTTAATGATATCGTGGTCAAGCAATATAATAGAGACGGCACTACAGCATCGGCTGTAGGTGTTCCTATTGCTTATGGTCCAAAAGAAAAGTTCCTTACCCGCACGACTCAAGATCCAAATCTTGACCAGCAAATTTCAATTCAGTTACCACGTTTAGCTTTTGAGATGACAACGCTAAACTATGATGGCTCTAGAAGACTGAATGGTAAAGGCAAAAACATAGTAGTGGTAGCAGATAAAAACAAAGCTGATTATCAGCATATGCCTGTGCCATATGACATGACGTTCAATCTGTATGCGTATGTGCGTAACGCAGATGATGGTGCCCAGATACTTGAGCAAATTGTGCCATATTTTGGACCAGAGTGGACTAACACAGTCAAGTTAATTCCTGGCATGAATATCAATATGGATATTCCTACTGTCCTCAATACTGTTTCGATTGAAGATACATATGATGGTAGCTTTGAAAATCGCCGCGCTATCATATACACTTTGGATTTTACGGTAAAAGGATATTTCTACGGACCAGTTCGTCGTCAGGGTGTTATCAAGCGCGCCCAAGTCGATTTTGGTGTTGTTGCAAATTCATCTGGAAAAATTACTCTTCAAGATGTGGCCCGTACAGGTAGAAGTTCTCGTGTAGTAGTAACGCCAGGACTATTAGCAAATGGATCACCAACAACAAATAGTGCTGCGTCAATTCCATATTCACAAATTGCAGCAAACTCAAACTACGGATTTGCTTCAAACACATTCTTCTTCACAGATGGATTTAAATATAACCCAAGAACAGGTAACGATGAGTGACAAAACAATATTTGAGAAAAGCATCGAACAGGCATTAAATTTGCCTACAGAATCTCCTGCGATGGTTCAACCAATGAAGCATGTAGAAGTGGATTCCGATCTAGACAGCGATTTTGCAACAGCTCGAAACAATCTCCACCAGATTATTAATCAGGGTAGCGATGCGCTGGAAGAAGCCTTAATTGTAGCCAAAACATCTGAGCATCCTCGTGCATTTGAGGTGGTAGGCCAGCTAATTAAAACACTGGTTGATGCCAATAAGGATCTTCTGGACATCCAGAAAAAACTAAAAGATTTAAAGAAAGTGGACGAAAAAGATCCGACACCACAGACAATCAATAATTCGATTTTTGTAGGTAGCACATCCGAGCTGCAACAACTAATCAATGGGAGAAAATGATGCTAAAGAGAGTTTTACAGGATACAATTCAAAATCCAAATCTTGTTCTTCCAACACCAACTCAAAAAGTAAAAAGAGAACCAACGGTTGAAGAACTAAAAGCTAGAGCACCTAAAAAGATTAAGAACAGATGAGCAAGACATATCTTGGTAATCCAAATCTTAAACGATATGGAGTGCCTATTCAATATACCAAAGAGCAGGTTGAAGAGTATATAAAATGCGCGAAAGACGTTGAATATTTCGCTCGCACTTATGTCAAGATTGTCAACGTGGATCACGGTCTTATGCCGTTCAAGATGTGGGACTTCCAAGCGAAGATGCTTCACACGTTTGCGGACAATCGCTTTTCTATCTGCAAACTCCCTCGTCAGGTCGGCAAGTCTACCACATCTATTGCATACATCCTTTGGCTTGTACTCTTCACAGATCAGCAGAACGTCGCTATCCTCGCGAACAAAGGTTCTCTCGCTCGCGACCTGTTAGCTAAACTCCAGCTCGCATATGAATATCTTCCGATCTGGCTCCAACAGGGCGTTGTCGTCTGGAACAAGGGTAACATAGAACTAGAGAACGGATCTAAGGTTCTTGCTGCGGCCACATCATCAAGTGCTGTTCGCGGTGGATCTTTCAATCTAATCTTCCTCGACGAGTTTGCCCACGTCCAGCGCAATCTGGCGGATGCATTCTTTGCGTCTACTTATCCTACTATTTCATCTGGTAAAACGACTAAGATTATAATCGTATCCACTCCTCTCGGTATGAATCATTTCTACCGAATGTGGACAGATGCGGTTGAGGGTAATAGTGAATATGCGCCCGTTGAGATTATGTGGTCAGATGTTCCTGGACGCGATGAGGAATGGAAGAAGCAGACTATTGCCAATACCAGTGAAGAGCAGTTCCGTCAGGAATTTGAGTGCGAATTTATTGGTTCATCTAGCACATTAATCAATCCTACAAAACTCCGTGAGCTAACGCACAAGCGCCCAATGAAAGATAAGTTTGGACTGGACTATTATGAGGCACCGGATCCAAAGAAATCGTACATTATGGTATTTGACGTGTCCGAAGGTGTCGGTGGAGACTATTCGGCCCTGTCAGTTTTCGATGTTTCTCAGGTGCCATATCGACAGGTGGCTAAATACAGGGACAAAAATGTCTCACCGCTTCTATTTCCGGATGTGGTTTACCGATTTGCTCGCTGGTACAATAACGCCTATGTTCTAGGCGAGACAAATAATATTGGTCAGCAGGTAGTCAATTCACTGTTTATGGACCTGGAATATGAGAATGTGATAGCGTCGTTCTCAAAGGGAAAAGCTATCAAAGTTGGTGGTGGATTCTCAGCTAAATCAGCTTTCGGTGTCCGCACCACAAAGCAAGTCAAAAAGATCGGATGCTCAAACTTAAAAACTATTATCGAGAGCGACAAGCTTCTGATAACGGATTTAGATACGATTGAGGAACTGACAACATTCGTAGAAGACAAAGATACCTACAAAGCAGAAGAAGGATGCCACGACGACTTAGCTATGACGCTGGTTCTTTTTGGGTGGCTGATAACTCAGGCATACTTTAAAGACTTAATGAATAGTGATATTAGACAAAATCTAGCTCGTGAAACTATGAAAGATGTGCATGACGACTTGCTTCCGGTAGGATTTATAGATGATGGCAGACCTGGTATAGAGGCTATTGATGAGCCGGAACCTGTAGGAATGTGTTTTGGCGATTTTCGATTTGGGTAACAAAAGCCTCGTTTTTATAAATAAAAGAACAAGAATAAATCGAAGAATACCTTCGTCTATAGAGGAGATAAGTCTATGCCATTTCAAATCTCTCCGGGAGTTAACGTAACTGAGATTGATCTCACTACGATTATTCCGGCAGTCAGCAGCACAACAGGCGCTTTTGCTGGTCACTTTTCTTGGGGTCCAATAGGAGTTCGTGTTCTTACTGATTCTGAAGACAACCTTGTTGCAAATTTCAGTAAGCCGGGTTCAAATACTGCCGTTGATTTTTACACAGCGGCTAACTTTCTATCATATGGTAACGCCTTGTATGTAACACGCATTGTTAAAGATGCAAATGCTTCGACACGTTCATCTGATACCACAGTCGCAAGAAACGCGCACGGCAATGCCAACAACAACACAAACATCATCATCAAAAATAACGAAGATTATGATTTGAATTACGGAACGGGTGTTACATCAACTGGCGGTTGGATTGCAAAATATCCAGGCGCTTTGGGTAATAACATCAGAGTTTCTGTGTGCGGATCTGCAAACGCTTATCAGTCAACGCTTTCTGGCACAATTGCATTTGCTAACGGTTCAACAACCGCAACGGCATCTGCAAATCTTTATCCATCACTGACTCCTGGCGATATTTTGCTTGCTGGTCCTGATAAATTTGAAGTTGTTGTATCTGGCGTTTCTGGAACTGGTAAAACCATCACGCTAAAGAATGTTTATATCGGAAACAATATAACTCAATCTTCTGTCGTTCGTCGTTGGGAATTCCATAACAAAGTCAGCAATTCACCAGGAACATCTTCCGATGCTGCTCGTCATGGTGGATCAAATGACGAGATGCACGTTGTTGTTGCAGACGAAGATGGCGGCATCACAGGTTTTGCCAATACGGTTCTTGAAGTGCATGGAGGCCTTTCAAAAGCTATTGACGCTCGCAGCGAAAACGGAACAAATATCTATTACAAAGACTACATTAACCAAAATTCTAAATGGATTTGGTGGTCAGCACACGTTCCTGGATTTAGAACAGGAGCAAAAATTTCATCATCTATAAACTTCAACAATGTATCTGGAAGTGCCGCACAAAGACCACAAAATATATCTTTAGGAAAAGGTCGTGATGGTTCTCTTCCACGTGAAGCGGACTATATCAATGGATATAATTTGTTCAGAAGTGCCGAAGATGTTGATGTTTCACTTGTTCTTTCTGGTGCATCGACACAGACACGCGCTATCCATATTATCAATAATATCGTTGAATATCGTAAGGATTGCGTTGCTGTATTTTCACCAAGATACGGAGACTGCGTAAATAACAGCAGCTATTCTGGTAAAGAGCAAAATGATATCATTTCGTACCGTAATCTTCTACCATCAACATCATATGCAATTATGGATTCTGGTTGGAAGTATCAATACGACAAGTATAATGACCTCTATCGTTATATTCCATTGAACGGTGATACCGCTGGTCTAATGGTACGTACTGATAATGATCGAGACCCTTGGTGGTCACCAGCTGGCTATAATCGTGGTGGTATTAAAAATGCTATTAAGCTATCTTATAATCCAGGTAAAACTGATCGTGACCAACTATACAAGAACGGTATCAATCCAGTTGTGACATTCCCAGGTCAAGGCACAATCCTATTCGGTGACAAGACAATGCTTTCTAAGCCATCGGCTTTTGATCGCATCAATGTTCGTCGCCTATTCATTGTACTTGAAAAGGCTATCGCAACGGCTGCTAAGTTCACATTGTTCGAGTTCAACGACGCATTCACACGCGCACAGTTCAAGGCCATGGTAGAACCATTCCTTCGTGATGTTCAGGGTCGTCGTGGTATCACAGACTTCCGTGTCGTTTGCGACGAAACAAACAACACAGGTGAAGTTATCGACCGCAATGAGTTTGTTGGTGATATCTACATCAAGCCAGCTCGTTCAATTAACTTTATCCAGCTTAACTTCGTGGCTGTACGCACAGGCGTAGATTTCACTGAAGTGGTAGGAAAGTTCTAATTTTGGCGAATAAATAAAGAGAAAAGGTAGGGAGACAAATAATATGCCCTTTAATGTATCAACTTTCGCTTCTCTAGGACTTCCATACGGCGGCGCAAGGGCATCTCTTTTTGAGGTGTTCTTGACGTTACCAGCTGGACTAGCAAATCCTACAGCAGAAGCACAGTTTCGATTCGTCTGTAAAGCCGCGTCGATTCCACAATCAACAGTGGGGCAAATTGAAGTGCCCTACTTCGGTCGCAAGGTCAAGATGGCTGGTAACAGAACATTCGACAATTGGACCGTAACAATTATGAATGACGAAGACTTCTCAATCCGTCATGCGTTTGAAGATTGGTCAGCAGCAATTAACAGTCACGAAAATAACCTTCGCGACTCTGCTCTTATCTTTGAATCAGGTCAAGCAGCATATCGCTCACGCGCTACTGTTCGTCACTATGCAAAGACTGGTGTATATGGTTCTGGTACAACAGCTGGCGATGCAGCTATTCCTACACGCATATATACTTTTAACAATATCTTCCCTCTAAACATTTCAAACATTGATCTAAACTGGGAAACAACAGACGCGATTGAAGAATTTACCGTGGAGTTCGCATACGATTATTGGACAGTTGAGGCTGACCTACTCGGCAACTTAATTGATTCATAAGGTCGCTTTAGTTTTCCTATATAATTGATTAGACCTTGAAGGAAAATAAATGGCGATTGAACTTTTTGGATTCCGTATTGGAAAGGTGGACGATGCGTCTGAGGTCAAACAGGCCGAACAGATACCATCGTTTGCCCCTCCACCAAATACCGATGGTGCAATTGAAGTTGCACCAGGCGGTGCTTACGGCACTTACGTCGATTTCGAAGGTACTGCAAAAAGCGAAGCGGACTTAGTAACCCGCTATCGCGAAATGGCTTTGTATCCGGAAGTAGAAGCGGCCATTGATGATATCGTTAATGAAGCAATCATCACAGATGATAATGCTGAGCCCGTATCGTTGGACCTTGACGATCTAAAACAGCCAGCATCAATCAAAAAGAAAATCGAAGAAGAATTTAAAAATGTCCTTGAGCTATTGGATTTTTCCAATCTAGCTTATGACATTTTTCGTCGTTGGTACGTAGACGGTCGTATGTTCTATCATATCATGGTAGATATCAAGAATCCTCGTGCTGGTATTCAAGAACTTCGCTACATCGACCCTCGTCGTATTCGTAAAGTTCGTCAGCCAATCAAGCGCACACCTATCGTTGGCACCAATGCGAAACTTATCGTACCACCATATGAAGAATATTTCCTTTACAATGTAGCTGGTCTTCAATCGGGCACAGCTACACAGGGTGTAAAGATTGCTAAAGATTCTATATGCTACACGCACAGTAGCATTATGGATCATCGCAATCGCATGGTTCTTTCTCATCTTCATAAAGCAATCAAACCACTCAATCAGTTGCGTATGCTTGAAGATGCGGTAGTTATCTATCGTCTCGCTCGCGCACCTGAGCGTCGTATTTTCTACATCGACGTTGGTAACTTACCTAAAGCAAAAGCCGAGCAGTATGTTCGCGACATGATGGTTCGTCATAAGAACCGTCTTGTCTACAATGCTGAAACAGGTGACGTTCAAGATACCCGTAAGTTCATGACAATGCTGGAAGATTATTGGCTTCCTCGTCGTGAAGGTGGTCGCGGTACTGAAATCACTACATTGCCTGGTGGTGAGAACCTTGGGCAGATGGAAGACGTTGAGTATTTCCGTAAGAAGCTATACAAGGCCTTGTCTGTTCCTGTGTCTCGTCTTGAGCCAGAAGGCACATTTTCTATGGGTCGTCAAGGTGAAATCTCACGCGATGAAATCAAGTTCGCTAAGTTTATCGACCGTCTGCGTCATAGATTCGCGCATCTTTTTGACCATCTTCTAGAAATCCAGCTCGTTCTCAAGGGTGTAATGACCCGTGAAGAGTGGAAAGAAATGCGAAATGATATTCGCTATGATTTTCAACGCGACAACTATTATTCTGAAATGAAGGAACAGGAAGTTCTTAACCAGCGTCTTGCAACTCTACAGGTTGTGGATCAGTATGTTGGTAAATACTATTCGGTCGAGTGGATTCGTAAGCACGTTCTTCGTCAGACTGAGGAAGAAATTGAAGAAATGGACAAGCAGATTGCTTCTGAGCCGGATACCATGCAGGACGAAATGGAAGCTCAAAAGCAACAGCACGATCAGCAGATGCAGAAAACTCAGCAACAGATGGACATGAAAGACATGGAAATCAAGAGCAAGGAGTTGGATGCTAAAGCGGCTGCATTAGGTGCTAAGAATGGACCAGCAAATAAAGAAAAATCTGCTGCACCAGCTGCAAAGACACAGAAGGTAGAAATCAAAGTTTCTGGTGATACTAAGAAGAAAGCTTCGGTAAAAGAAGAATATGAACCACCATTTGTGCCAAAGCCTCTTAGTGAAGAAGATAAACGCCTTATTGAGAATATGACCCGTGCAATTGAAAAGGTGTCTAAAGAAGATATAGAGGACATGGAAGAGATCAAGGATGCACTATAGAGATGAAGGGACTAGAGCAAGCACAAATCCTTTCGATAGCTTCTAAGTTTGCTAAAGCGGAAACCGATGAGTTGCGCCGCCGCTTTGTCGCGGAAAATTCCAACACAGAGCTAGAAAAAGCAAAGATTCTTTCGGTTGCATCAAAGTTTGCTAAATCAGAAGCCAATAATGTCAGAGAAGAGCTTCTTCAACACATAGAAGATAGATTTCTAAAAGAGTATTTTGTTCCCGGATCGCAGGGACAGCAAGGTATACAAGGAGAAATTGGACCAATAGGCCCTCGTGGGTTTCGTGGTGACCAAGGAGAACGTGGTGAAACAGGTCCTCAAGGAATACAGGGCCCAATTGGAGAACGCGGAGAACGCGGAGAAAAGGGAGATCATGGCGAAAAAGGCGAAAAAGGCGACCGCGGCGAACAAGGAATTGCAGGTATTCCTGGAGAGCGAGGAGAACGTGGAGAACGAGGCGAGCGTGGAGAACCAGGAGTTGCTGGTCAGCGTGGAGAGCGTGGAGAGCAAGGACTCCCAGGTGTTGCTGGTGAACGCGGAGAACGAGGTGCCGACGGAGCTAGAGGTGCTGATGGAAGACCCGGTAATCCCGGCAGCCCCGGTGAGAGGGGCCCTCAAGGGTTACCTGGCAAAGACGGCGCCCAGGGGTTAAAAGGAGATCCTGGTCCAGTTGGACCTGTTGGACCTGCTCCCGATATAGCACCACTAAAAAGACAAGTAGAGGTATTTCTAACAGCGGCTGAAAACCGACTATCTCGAATTGCTTATTCAGCAACGATGGGGATATCTCGCTCACCTGGTTCTGGTGAAGTAAATCTGCATAAGTTGGATGACGTTGACTACGCAAGCTTGAAAACAGCTACAGATGGTCAAGCACTTGTCTATAACTCATCTACAGGAAAATGGCAAGCAGGAACTGTTTCTGGTAGCAGTTCTGCGAACAATGTAGCCACTGTAGCTACATCAAAACTAGGTGAATTGACTGAAGACGACTTGATCGTAGTCAATGTTACTGGTGGTGTTGTTACATCAAACACCGTGGGCATTCTAACGTCAGCATTGAATAATGCGTTAGCACAAATATCCGCTCTAGAGGCTCGTATCGTAGCGTTGGGTGGATAATGGCCATTTCTACTGCAAACTCAACAATCAAATACAAAAACCTTAGACTCAAACTTAATGAGGTCATCAATAAGGTAAATATATTACCTGCTAACCTAACAGTCAGCAAAATATATGCTAATGGCTCATATTCAAATGTTGTTACCAACATCACTGGTCTTAGATTTGATGACGACTCTGGCTTTGATGTTGTGGATTTGGGCGGTGGTAACGCAAAAATCCAGATGAACTCTACATTCAAATACTGGAATGTAAATGGTAATACCGGTCTAGTTGCTGAAGGTCTCGATACAGTCAATTTTATACCAGGTCCTGGCATAGCGATAACTGCTAACGGCACCGCTAAAACTTTTAAAATTACAGCCAATTCGTTTTCAACTACAATTCGCACTCGAAATGTGGTACCAGAAGCAAATGGTGTGTACTCACTAGGTTCTCCAGGTAGACGATTCAAAGACTTATATATCGCTGGAAACACTGTATATCTTGGTAAAGTAGCTCTAGGTGTTTCGTCAAATGGCGTATTCCAGGTCACTCAAGCTAATAACTTGACACAGACTATCGTAACGGCTTCTAAAACCACAGGAAAAACAAAAATTACAGAACTAGTTTTACAGACCGTATTAGGTACCGAATATGGTGGAACTGGTCTCTCATCACTAACACCTAATGGTATTATGTTCGGCGCGAATAGTTCTGTCGTAGGATTCATAACCGGAGCGAGTGGATCCGTAATGCAAATAACAGCCAATGGTACACCAGCATTTTCATCTTTGGATGGAGGCTCTTTTTAGAGATAAACGATGGCAGAAGAAGATAAAGAAACAGAAACACTCAATCTCTATATCGAGCAACAGCAGTCGAAAATTGGCAATCTTATGTCAACGATTGTCATGCTGGAGACTAAGATCGCTTACTTAGAAAATGAAATTGGCAAAATAGATGTCAAATATGGAGAGGAAATTGCGTTCTTAAAAGAAGATTACGAAGCAGAGATAGAAAATCTCAAAGATATAAATAGACATTATAAAGACGAATTGATGATGCTGAGCCCACGTCCTACTCTGAGTAACAAGAAAGGGTCTACGGGTACTAAGGCTAAAACTGCAAAAATTGTTACTGGGTTTGACATTAAGGGTGAACACGATCCAAGAAAAAACATAAAGCGAAAAGGTTTGATTCGAGATATTTTATCTGAACAAACTGCTAAAATTGATTCTGGTTTTAATTTGATTGATGATAATGAAAAAGATGCAAATAGGCGTAAAGGTACTATACACGCTGAAGATGCAAAAAGTGTGAAACACAATAACGATCTTGTAGGTAAAATTCTTAAGCATGTTAAAGCTCCTGTCAGAAAAGGCATTACTTCATCGGATGCTACTCCTGATAGGGTTCGAAAGACAACTATATTAGAGCCTAAAGAGGAACCCGTCGTTATAACCCCAGTCAGAACCGGCTTATCAAAAGGTTCAAAGCTAAAAAGGAATTAAGAAATGGCTTCAATTATCAAAATTAAACGCAGTAGTACACCTGGCTCAGCGCCAAGTAGTCTATATGCCGGCGAACTAGCGGTCAACCTAAAAGATAAGAAAATCTATACATCGAATGGCACGTCTGTATTCGAAATCGGTGGCTCTGCGTCGTTCAATATCGGTGCATATATTACGGTTGCGAATGCTGATGCTAAATTTGCTACAAAGGCATATGCTGCTTCGAATACGGTATTCCAGGCCGCTCTTGCGAATACCAATTCGTATATTGCGACCAAGGTAAATACGACTACTTTCAACAGCGCTCTTGCTAATACGAATTCGTTCATTAAGTCTCAGCTTGCTAATACGAATTCTTATATTGCAACAAAAGTAAGCACTTCCACTTTCAATTCTGCGTTAGCTAATACTAACACATATATTGGTACAAAGACAAGCACTAGCACATTCAATGCTGCTCTTGCGAACACAAACTCATATATCGCTTCTAAGGTAAGCACAACAACATTTGGTGCAGCACTTGCTAATACCAATGCGTTCATCAAGTCTCAGCTTTCCAACACAAACGCATACATTGCGACAAAGTATGACACATCTGCTGCTCATGCTGACCTTGCAAATACCAACGCATACATTTATGCTGAACATCAGCGTATTACACTCATCAACACAAATCTTGGTTCTACGAACACCGCGCTTCGTACACTTATTGCTGATAGACTTCAGGTTGCAAATGCTGCCAATATCTATCAGACAAAAAACCAGGCTAAACTTGATCTAGCTAATACGAATACCTACATTGCTTCGAAGTACAACACTTCTGCCGCAAAGCTTGATCTTGCTAATACAAACACTTATATTGCAACTAAGGTAAACACAACCACTTTCAATAGTGCGCTTGCGAATACCAACACATATATTGCAACTAAGGCCAGTGCTACAAATCCAACTACATCTGGTATTCTAGCTCATACAGGTCGTGCTACTATCAGCACAAACCTAGTTGTTTCTGGCAATACCAGCGTAACTGGTCTTAAGGCTAATAATACACTTGGTACATCCGGTCAGATTCTTCGTACAAATGGTACGAATGCTTACTGGGATGCAATGCCAAAGCAGGATATCTACCTTGAAGTAGCAAATGCTGTTTCTACATATGCAACTAAGTCAAATCCAACTACATCAGGTCTATTAGCTCATACTGGACGTATGACAATCAGCACCAATCTTGCTGTTTCTGGTAATACTCGTATTACTGGTTCTGCAATCATTGATGGTGACTTGACGGTTGAAGGTGCAGTTACTTACATTTCTTCATCGACACTAAACGTCGATGACTCGATGATTAAGTTGGCTGCTAATAACTCAACAGACGCAGTTGACACCGGTTTCTACGGCATGTACACATCAAGCGGTACTAAGTATGCTGGTTTCTTCAGAGATGCTACGGATGGAGTGTTCAAGGTATATACAGGCCTATCTGTAGAACCAACATCTACTGTTAACATCTCTGGCGCTGGTTACGGTCTTGCTCAGCTTGACGCAATCATAGACGGCGGAACTTACTAAATATAATCACTCAGGCCAAGGGACAAGTGTTTCCCTTGGCCTTCCTCTCTAGGAGTCGGGTGTGTCATCACAGATTAAGATAAAACGCAGTAGCGTTGCCGGGAAAGTGCCGACAACTTCTGATATTGCTACTGGCGAACTTGCTATCAATATCAAAGACAGGAAGATATATTCCTCAAACGGAACAGCCGTATTTAATTTCGGTGCTGAATATCTTCAAGTAGCAAATGCTTCTGCATCATACGCACCTAAATCCAATCCATCAATCACTGGTACATTGACAGCTACTGGAATCATTAGTGGTTCCGAACTGACTTCAACACTTGCGAGTGGAGATGAAGGCGGTCAAATAAATCTAGCTAAACCGCCAAATGCAACAACTAGCGGCGGTGTAACGATTGACGCTTATCAAAACAAATTAAGAATTTTTGAACAAGGCGGATCTGCTCGTGGCGTATATATTGACTTAACTGCTGCGGCTGGTGGAGTAGGAACTAATCTACTTTCAGGTAGCGGTAGTGTTAATCTTGATCCGTATCTCCAAGTAGCAAACGCAGTCGCAACATATCAAACTAAATCTGTCGAACGTGCTGCACTCGCTAACACCAATTCTTACATTGCTACTAAAGCATCTTGGACAGCGCTTACTGGAACTAACACAGCTATTCGTACTCTAGTATCTGACAGATATCAAGTAGCAAATGTCAATACATTGTTAGCAGCTAAGGCCACTTGGACTAGCGTTACAGGAACTAACACTGCGCTAAGAACACTTATCAGTGACAGAATACAAGTTGCAAATGCAGCAGCAACTTATCAAACGAAAGCCATAGAACGAGCAGCATTAGCAAATACTAACGCATATATCGCTACAAAGGCATCATGGTCTGCATTAACAAGCACAAATACGGCCATTCGTAGTTATGTTGATACTTCAGTCGCAGCGGTTGTTAATTCTGCTCCTGGTACACTAAACACATTATACGAACTTGCTGCCGCTCTTGCTAATGATCCCAATTTTGCCACATCAACTGCGAGTCTTATCGCTACAAAAATTTCAGTAGCGAATACGAAAGCTTATCTTGCAAACACTAATTTGTATATTGCAACGAAAGCTTCATGGACGTCAGTAACTGGCACAAATACAGCACTCCGTACATTAATCTCCGATCGTTATCAAGTAGCAAACGTAAACACTTTGCTTGCTGCTAAAGCTACTTGGTCTGCATTAACTGCTACTAACACAGCGATTCGTTTGCTTGATGCACAGAAACTTCAAGTTGCGAACGCGACAACACTACTAGCAGCTAAAGCAACATGGACAGGTCTAACAACTACCAACACTGCGCTTAGAACTCTTATCAGTGACAGATTGCAGGTTGCTAACGCATCAACAACATATCTAACTAAAAATAATCCAGTGGTCACTGGCACATTAACAGCTAACGGTTCTGCTGGTACAGCTGGTTACTATCTCCGCACTTCTGGTACAGGCGTGTATTGGTCTCCTGTAGCAGCTGGTGGTGGATCTGCCGCTAATGGATTCTCAGGAATTCTTGTTGGCGCAAACGTAGTTTCTGCTGATTCAACAACCGATAGACTTACTCTTGTTGCTGGATCAGGCATTACTATCGCTGCTAATCCAGCAACTGATACTATCACATTCACCGCAACTGGTGGCGGTGGGTCATTCACAGGTGGCACAATTTCTGGTGCTACTACAGTCACAGACGCGACAGCATCAACATCCAACTTAACTGGTGCATTTAAAGTCACTGGTGGTGTTGGAATTACAGGAAATATGTATACTGCTGGACGTGTGGGATATGCGTCTAATACAACAAGTGGCACAAGTGCTGTGTATACATATTATAATGCTTCTACTAGCTCATTAGATACGGTGTTTGGATAATGGCAATTGATTATGCGTATAATTTTAAAGGTTCATCGACCTCAGATGGTAATCAATTAAAATTTACTGGCACATTAAATTTTGCCAGTAGCAATTGGACTGTAGAAGCTTTTATAAAACTACCATCATCATTTTTTACTAATGTTGGAACCAATATTGATCTTTTTGGTTCATGGTCGGCCAGTATTTCCAATAGTAGAATTTGTTTTGGTATTCAAGTTGCTTCAACAAGCACAACAACAAACATTTATCCATATTTTTGGTCAGGTGGAACTTTTCCAACAGGACAATCTAATACCCCAACAACACCATCATATCCTGTTCCATATAATTTTGTTGCAAATAAGTGGTATCATATAGCCGTCACCAGATCTGGTTCTTCATTCTATTTACATATTAATGGTAATAGAGAAGCATCAGGAACATGTACTGGTTCAGTTCCTAATCCTGGTTTATGGATTGTTAATGGTGTTATAGATTATATAACAGAGGGCTCAACCGGTAATGTTGGAAATATTTCTATATCAAATCATCGTATCGTAATTGGTACTGCATTATATACTGGTGCAACATATACTGTACCTACATCAACATTGACAGCAATTAGTGGAACTGTTTTATTAACAGGAACACAAGGCGTAATATATGATGATAGTGCTAATCATTATCCGTTTGTAAATTCCTTAATTGGTAGCGAAACAACTTATGTTATTCCTACTGCTTATGGACCTTTTTCGGATGACAGTATAACAGAAACACTAACTCTATCTGATACGACAACGGCTACATTAAACAATGAAGGCACACTAGCACAAAGATTGACAAATAGTGGCGTTCTTCAAGTACCAGGCACATTTGATGAAATTTCTTTGCTAACTAGAGCTAGTCCCGACTACGCTATTGCAGCATATCCTTCTACAGTTTCTGGTACTGGACTAACATATTCAGGAACTCCTGGAACATTCACATGGACATGTCCTGCTAATGTTTATAGCGTAAGTGTTGTTTGTATTGGAGGTGGTGGATCTGGTGGGGTTTCGCGTGGTGGCGGTGGTGGTGGAGGCGGTTTAGGTTATAAACAAATCCCTGTTGTTCCTAATACAACTTATACTGTTGTTGCGGGAGCTGGTGGTGCTGAAAACACAACTGGTTCAGTTAATTCTGGTGGAGATAGTTATTTCATCAGCACTGCCACAGTAAAAGGTGGAGGTGGAGGTGGAGGATTAAGTAGTATCGCCACTCCATTTACAGGTGGTGGAGCAGGAGGCTCGTTTGTTGGTGATGGTGGTGGTAATGGTGGTGATGGCGGTCCGTACGGTAATGCTGATACTAATGCTGGTGGTGGTGGTGCAGGTGGCTATGCCGGAAACGGTGGTGCTGGTGGTCCTGGTCTTTATATTGACCAACGAACTGGCGGAAATCCTGTAACAGATAGTGGTGGAGCTGGTGGTGGATCAGTTGGGTTTGATAATGCTTATGGATACGCATATGCAGGCGGCGGTGGTGGTGTTGGTATATTAGGCAAAGGTGCTGATGGGTCTGGTGCTCCCGCTCAACCTAGTGGAACATCTGGTGGTGCCGCTCA